TAACTATGGGAAAACCAAGTGAAGGTTCTGCTGCTTTCGCCCTACCCAGAGCGCCTTGCAGATATTTTGCGAGATGATGATGTTGTTCCTCTCGTCTCCAAAATTCACTGGCCAAACGTCGATTTCGTTATCTCCTATGGACACCGCGAGATCATAAGAGAGCCGTACTTATCCGAATACAAAGGACGGATAATAAACATCCACCTCAGCCTATTACCATGGAATCGCGGCGCCGATCCGAATTTCTGGGCGTGGTTTGATAATACTCCACATGGCGTCTCCATCCATCACATAGATGATGGTATAGATTCTGGACCGATCATCTTTAACGGCACAGTTGATATGACCCTCGATCCAATCGGAACACTGGAGTCATCATACGGCATCTTGCAGAACCACGCCGTATATCTCTTTGGTATTCTCTGGGAAAACTTTAAGTACAAAGGTAAGCTGCCCCGAGGCCGCCCTAATGAGGGGGGCACCTACCATAGGTCCAAAGACAAAGAGCAATGGATGGCGCGATTCCCGCTCGGCTGGAAAACTCCTGTCGCAGATGTAATGGCACTCGGAAGAAAAGCCAATGGCCGCTAGCCAAACCGAGAGATTCCTGCATGGCGCTGGCGATGATTACTACATGCGCAATCGCAATGATTTCGGCCAAAAGGAAAAGGACCCGGTTCTCTCGATACTAAAAGCCACCGAAATTAAGCCTACATCCATACTGGAAATAGGCTGCGCTAATGGCTGGCGCCTCATGAAGCTCAAGGGACTCTACAACTGTCATGTACGAGGCATTGATCCCTCGACTATGGCTATCCAAGAAGGATCGAAGGATTTAGGTGGCGATCTACAGGTGGGGGTCGCCCAACACATACCATTTGATGCCAACAGCTTCGATCTGGTGATATTCGGCTACTTTATGTTTCTCTGTGAACCAAATTCTTGGTTCCAGATCATGGCTGAGGCCAATCGTGTTCTAGCAGATAAAGGGCACATCGCCCATTACGATTACATCAGCGCCCGACCTTTGGTTTGGGAATACGCCCCAGCCAAAGCGTCCATTCGCGAAAAGGAATGCCGAGCCTGGGTCTATGACCACGCCAAAATGTGGCTCAGTCACCCCGGCTACTTTGCCGTCGCAGAAGGCACCGGACCTTGTGAATTAGGTAAAACCGTTGCCTGCCAAGTTATGGTCACATTGTTACAGAAAGACATGACTCGTTCGTTTCATAAACCAGACGGCACGATACCTGAGTTTACACAATGACCAAGACATTCGGGATTCTCGGCCACGGTTCTATTGGAAAGCGCCATGCACAGAATCTCGTGCGGCTTGGTCACAAGGTCCTAACCTTTGATCCAAGCAATCCTATCCCCAAGTCGGCGCCACCATTCATAGCAATGCACGATGAACAAGACTTAATTAACAATGCCGATGCTATTCTCATATGCAGCCCCACGGCACTGCATTATGAGCATCTCGTTAAAGGCCTCTTTGCCAGGAAACCGATCTTCGTTGAAAAGCCCATAGGAGATACCGAGAAGTGTCACTTCTTGGGATCGGTCATGGGACGCGATCCATTTATGGTTGGCTACAATCTGCGCTTCCATTCCTGCGTTAAGAAAGCCAAGGAGTGGCTCGACAACGGTATTCTTGGCCAGATTCAATGGGCGAGCTTCGTGGTGGGGCAGAAGAACGACAAGCTCGACTACCTCCGCGACGGTGTAATCCTCAACTGGTCGCATGAGATTGATCTGGCGCTGTACCTACTGGGTCCAGCGAAGGTGTTACAGGCTTCCGCTCGTGTCACAGGTTCCGGTGAGGATATAGCCGACATTTGGCTACAACATGACAGCGGCGCTCGATCATCCATCCACTTGGACTATGTAACCAAGCCTGAGATTCGTGAGGCTTGGATTGTCGGCGCCAATAACAGGATTGGTATGGACCTTGTTGGGCGCAATGCCTCGCTAGGTGAATACGTCCATCGCGGAGACGACAGCTTCGATCAGAACTATGTAGAGGAAATACGGGCTTTTATTGACCGCATAGATGGCAAGGAGACAATCGGATGCAACGCAAAAGAAGGGTTGGCCGCCCTAGAAATATGCCTCCAAGCGCGCCGCCTAGCCGGACTATCGAGCGAGACGTTCGCCCACTCGATTCCTTGGACGCCGCCTTCGGAATCTACACCGACCCCGAAATCCAACTCCTGATTAAGTCACACGCCAAGAATATCATTGGCTTCAGCTATGGCGGTCCTACAGGAGAGATGACGATAGAAACACACAATGCGATTCTACGCGAGGCTAATCGCATCCTCTTCCTGTGCAAGAGTATGCAGCTAACTACCAAACGAACACGGTCATGAAAGCCTCTAAATACTCCGTCCAATATACCGATCACGGTACAAAGCAGGAACACTGCTCGATCTGCAAACATTACGTCTCGCCTGTGATCTGCGCTGTGGTTGAGGGCCGCATCAAGGCTGGCGGCTGGTGCAAGAAATTCGAGAGGAAAAACGAAGAATGAAGGTCTTAGCGATTGCGCAGGCTCGGATGGGTTCAACGCGCGTGCCCGGCAAGGTTATGCGGAGGATGGGAGAGTATAACCTTCCAGTCTTACATTGGGTGTACGACGCCCTTATCCAAGCTGAAGGCATCGACCAAGCCGTTATAGCTACCTCTACTTTGTCAGAGGATAATATTATTGCGGGGTACTGTAGAGATACCGCGATTCCATTCTTTCGTGGCAGTGCGCTGGATGTGCTGGACCGATTCTATCAATGTGCGCTTCGTTATGATGCTGATATAGTCTTGAGATTAACCTGCGACTGCCCATTCCTTGACCCTCAAGTTATTGGCGAAGTCATCAAGCTTAGGAACATAACCAATGCCGATTACACCTCAAACATTGATCCCCCAAGCTACCCCGATGGACTCGATGTTGAATGCTTCACCTTCAAGGCTTTGGAAGCCGCTTGGGAAGAAGCGACTCGACCAACAGACCGAGATTGCGTTACTCAGTTTATCGTTCGTAATCGCCATCGCTTTAGCGCTGCTAATCTACGGTGTCCTCTGCCTGGGCTAGATAAGGAGCGCTGGGTTCTCGATACCGAAGCTGACTGGAACTTCTGCAAAGCAGTAGCGGAGCATATCCGCTGTGGTGGTCAACCCTATCTTAAAATACTCAACATCCTCGATGAACATCCCGAGATTCGTAAACTCAACCCAGGAATCCGCAATGAGCGATTCTTTGAAGCAATCAACACAGAGCGATTACCCCCACGAACATTTGAGCGGACTGCGGGAGTATTCAAGCGAGCCATCAAGACTATACCATTTGGGGCGCAGACATTCTCGAAGTCTCACCTTCAGTTTCCGCGCGATCATAGTCCTCTTTATTGCAGCCATGCTGATGGGGCTAGGCTCTTTGATGTTGACGGAAACGATTACGTTGACTTGGTTAACGCTGTGCTGCCTGTTGTACTTGGCTACCGTGATCCTGATGTGGATGACGCAATTCGACTGCAACTGGACCGAGGAATTTCCTTCAGTCTCGCGACTGAGCTTGAAGCGGAGCTATCGGAAACCCTCTGCCGACTTATACCGTGCGCACAAGCGGTCAAACTCGGCAAATCAGGAACGGACGTTACCACTGCTGCCATTCGTCTAGCGCGAGCCTATACAGGCAAGAGCCACGTTCTGTTGTCCGGCTATCATGGCTGGGCAGATTGGTCTATGGCGGCGAGTCAGCGCGACGCTGGGATTCCGTTGGCCACCAAGCTTCTATCACACAAATTCGAGTACGGTAACTACAACGACGAAGAACTGAATCGCTGGATTGGCGATGCCGCTGCGATCATTGTCGAACCGGACAGCAATCCAGAATACCTAAAGTTCCTGCGTGAAGCCTGCGACGAACACAATGTCGTTCTGATCTTCGATGAAATCATTACCGGCTTCCGTTATCACATCGGTGGCGCCCAAGCGTACTGGAACGTAACACCAGATTTAGCCACCTTCGGCAAGGCGATGGCTAATGGGATGCCGATTTCGGCCCTCGTCGGCAAGCGTGACATAATGGCTCGCATGTCACCACCGAACAACATCTTCTATTCCGGCACGATGTTCGGTGAAACCCTCTCTATTTCTGCCGCAATAGCTACAATCAAGAAAATGGAAAAAGAGGATGTTATTGGCTACCTCTATCACGTTGGGGCAGAGATTCATTCTGAAGTTGCCCCAAGCATTGCTTTCCATGGCCTTCAAGACGTTATCAAACTAGACGGCCACTGGACACGCAAAATCATCAATATCCACGACCACAGGAACGCCACTAAGGAAGAAATCAAGGCTCTGTTCATGCAGGAGATGATCCAGGGGGGCGTGCTAGTCATTGCCTCGCACAATGTCTCCTACGCTATTAAACAGAACGAGGTTAAGCGCATCCTCACTGCTTACAATCGAGCTTTGACCACGATCAATCAGGCTTTGGAGAACAACAACATCTCCGACTACATAGATGCTCCGCTCATCGGTGTGGCGCCGCTGCGGACCACAGCATGAAGAAAGTCTTAATTTCGGGTGGCACAGGTTCGTTTGGCAATGCGTTCGCACGACGCATTATAGCCCATAACCCTGAGCGCGTGGTGATCTATTCGCGCGATGAGCAGAAGCAGGAAGAAATGGCACGGCGATTCCCGCAGCGATTCTTTCGATTCTTCCTAGGAGATGTGCGCGACCAGGACCGCCTCGAATACGCTATGCACGACATTGATACGGTTATCCATGCAGCAGCACTAAAGATTGTGCCTGCTTTGGAGTATAACCCCACCGAATGTGTTGCGACCAATATCGGTGGTGCCCAGAATGTCGTTAGAGCCGCCATCAACAGCGGAGTTAAACGAGTCATCGCCCTGTCCACGGATAAGGCGGTCCACCCGATCAACCTTTACGGGGCATCGAAGCTGGCGGCGGAGAAAATCTTCATTGCCGCCAATGCTCTCGCTGCGGGCGCAACTGCTTTCAGCGTTGTACGTTACGGTAATGTCGTGGGTAGCCGTGGGAGCGTTGTTCCTTATTTTAAGTCTCTTGCCGCCGCCGGGAAGCCACTGACAGTTACCGATACGCGCATGACGCGGTTCTGGATCACGCTGGATCAAGCGGTCGATCTGGTCCGGCTTGCTCACACCAAGATGACCGGGCGAGAGATTTACATCCCGAAGATTCCGTCCGTAAAGATCATGGACTTGGCGCTGGCCATATCTCCGGCATGGGAAGTCACCGGCATCAGGCCAGGAGAGAAGCTGCATGAGTGTCTCCTGACCAGGGATGAGGCGCGCGATACGCTCGATATGGGCGATTACTACATTATCACCCATCCTGGATGGCAAGGTCAGATCGGCTCTGGAATCCCAGTCACGCCTGACTTTACCTACACCTCTGACACCAATCATCAATGGCTCAGTATAGAACAACTCAAGGAATCGCTCAATGAAGCCTGAGAACATCATAAACGAAATCACTCAGGTTCGATCACGCAATAATTTTCTCTGGATGAGTCTCCTTACATTAGCCATGAAGGCCAAGCCTAAAGAAGCCAAGAAAATCTTACAGGCTATCAACGAAAACGATAAGGAGATTTCCGGGTGGCTAGAAAAGCTCCAACACTAAAGCGGCTACCTAAATTCTTCACGGTAGGATCACAGGAGAGAAGGAATGTGCAACGCGCGCTTGGGCGGCAGCTATCTGGCTATGTTGGCGGTATCCATAATGCTGGTTACTGGGTTGACCGCCTCTCCGTCGAGTGGACCAACACGTTTCGATGCCGATACGCTATACCCTGCAATTCAGCTACCTCGGGTTTGTTGGCTTGTTGCATGGCAGCTTCTATTGGCCCCGGAGATGAAGTTTGGGCATCCTCGTACACTATGTCCGCGTCTGGGGCCTGTGCCAAAGTATTGGGTGCCAGTGTTAAATTCATCGACATAGACTTGGTACGCTATTCTCTCAATAGCCCTACCTCTTGGACAACAAAGCCAAAAGCGATCATCGTTACCAACCTATTCGGGCACCCCGCCTACTTAGCGCAGATACGCAGAACATGCGACGATAATGGCATCGTCATGATCGAGGATAACGCTCAATCACCCTTCGCAATGGAGAACGGTAAATATGCAGGGACCATCGGACACTACGGCGTCTTTAGCTTCAACGTCCACAAGCACATCCAATCTGGAGAGGGAGGAGTGGTTACGACAAACGATGCAGAAAGTGCTGAGAGAGTTAGAAACGCAGTTAATCATGGAGAACTGGCTGCCAAAAACCCCTCCATCGGACTCAACCTGCGAATGACGGAGCCAATAGCTGCGATTGCCTCGGCGCAGCTACATAGGGCGCACGACATTATCGAGAATCGGCGCCATCTGGCAGATGAACTTACCGACGCTGCGAATCAATCGGCCTACCTGATTCCTCCGGTGGAATCGAAGGGCTGCAAGCATGTCTATTACATTTGGGCGTGCAGGGTATTGGATGGCAAGCGGGAAGCGTTCGTGACCTTTCTCAACAAGCACTGCTTTCCGGTACGTGCTGGCTATTCCATACCTTTGCATAGGTTATTCAAAACCAACGATCAGTGTCCACTGACCGAACGCATGGAGGACAGGGAACTGGTCAGCTTCGAGATTTGCATGTGGCGCCCGAATACCAGCGAAGTATCCAAGATGAAGCGCATCATCAAGATAGCAGGAGAAAGCCTATGAGTGCCATTAAGCAAAGATTCGTAACCTCAGCCCTTCCCGGCTTCTGCGTTGCAGAATTTATCCCCGGAGACGCTGAAAGAGGGCCAGAAATATTCCTAGAACCTATTGTTACATGGGTAACGGAAATCGAAGAAACTGAAAAGTATGCCACAAGTAAAGATTATTTCCTGATGGCAACTTATCCGGTCTGCTACGGGATGCTCACTGATAGCACGGTATCTTATGTAATATATAGCCCAGATGGCAAATACTGCTTTTCTGGGGATTGTACTGTTAATTCTAAAGAAGAAGCCATCCTAGTCTTTATAGAGAGAGAAAAGATAAAACAGGAAATACAGCAACGGCTGCGAGATAAGCAATTGTTGAAAGGATATAAGAAATCATGAAAATCGCAATAAAAAAACGCAACCAAAGGATCAAGCCCGCACAAAAGAAGGCAAGCGACGACAAGGTTGCCAAGTACATTGTTAAGCTTCTAAGTAGAATCGAAAGTCTTGAAAAGGAATTAGGGCAATGCAAAGAGCAGCTTAATCAAAACTGGTATCACCGAGAGAAAAGAGAACAGCGGTTAGCAAAACTTTTGACTCCAGACCAAAAAGAAGCTGCCAGAATATCTGGCATTTCTCAGTATGAATATGCCGTGCGGTTTATGGAAATTCAATACGCCAAGACTGCCACCAATATATTAACGGGTAATCTTGATGATGATCGCTAAGACCGAGATCGCTCAGTGTGCCTTCCCTTATATTGTTTGTGAAATATCAGGCAATCACGGTGGTAGCCTAGAACGCGCCAAACAGCTTATCAAAGAAGCCAAGAAAGCTGGAGCGGCTGCGGTCAAGACGCAATGCTACAACGCTGATACATTGACGTTGAACTGCAACAAGCTGGACTTCATCGTACAGGGCGGTCTATGGCAGGGCAAGACGCTATACGAACTTTATCAATCCGCTTGTACTCCACCGGAATGGCACAAGGAGCTATACAGTGTCGCCCATGACGAAGGCATTACGATCTTTTCTTCGGTGTTCGACCGCAGTGGGATCGACCTACTCCAATCTCTCGGCTGTCCGGCATATAAGATTGCGAGCTTTGAAGTGGCCGACCTACATCTTATCGAGTACGCAGCTAAGACAGATAAACCAATCATCATCTCGACGGGCCTCGCCAACAACCAAGAAATAAGAGAAGCGCGCGAGGCGGCTGGTCCCAACTCCGCGTTCCTGCATTGCACCAGCGAGTATCCAGCCGATACCGACAATGCCGATATGTGGCGCGTCCATAGGATATACGAACTGCTCCACAAAGAGTGCCCTGTAGGGCTGTCCGATCATAGCAGCGGGCATCTGTTGCCGATCATGGCGACCGCGATGGGGGCGGCGATCATTGAGAAGCACCTCAAACTGCGATTGGCGCCCCCAAGCGAGGACGATGCGTTTAGCCTGACACCGGCCGAGTTTGCGGGCATGGTCACGGCCGTCAAGCAAGCCTGGAGCGCGGGGCTGGAGCATGAGCAGCCTGCGAATCCATCACGGCAATTCCGCAGAAGCCTTTATGTTATCGAGGACATACGAGAAGGCGAGCAGTTCACCGAACTGAACATACGCTCGATCCGGCCGGGCTTTGGAATGCCGCCGAAGAACTATTCCAAGATGCTGGGGAAAAGAGCCAAAAAAGATTATAAGCGCGGCGACCCCTTATGGTAGGGAAGCACGTGGGCGAGTGAAACGGATACCCGGTCAGTGACCGGGGGATCATTTCAGTCTCATAAACTGAAGATAGTGGGTTCGACTCCCATGCCCGCAACCAACCATCAGGAGCTACAGCATGAGTTACCAAGGCCAGACAGCAGAGAGAAATCCTACGCCTGCCAGCCTTACAGAAGGCGGTGTGAACATGAACTCTCGCCTTCGCGAGATTCGTGATCGCATTAGCAAGATTGCCGATAACATCCACGGAATGAGCCTCAAAGCTGCCGGTGAGGGAAAAGCAGAAGCGCCACCGACAAATAGCTTACGTCGCAATCTCGATGTAGGATTCAACTACATCGACCAGATTGAAGCTGAACTCCATCGGCTTGAACTCAACCTCTAAAAGCGATACAATCTTTCTGCCTGAGGGGTCCGCCATCCCAAGCCCCGAGGGTTTTTCTCCGTGTTGTACTGACCCCCGCCGAATCTTAAGGCCGTTTCTCCCGGCCTGCCCTCCCCCGGCGGGGGTCGCCTTTTCAGGCTTGACTTCCCCACATAGCAATAATAGATAATTCCTACTTGGGAATACACCCAATACAAAGGAATATCTTATGGCTAAGGCCAAAAACGGACGAACACTGGTTACCTTCCTTCTGGATCGCACTGGTTCAATGGAATCGGTCAAGAAGGCTACGATTGAAGGTTTCAACGGCTATGTTGAAACGCTTCAGAAAGAGAAAGCAGCCGATATCGAGTTCACGCTCATTACCTTCGACACCCAGAGCATGGACAAGATTTGCGTCTGCAAGCCAATCAAAGGCGCTCCGAAGCTGGACGAGAAGAACTATCAGCCTCGTTCAGGCACCAACTTGATCGACTGTGCCTACGACACCATCAAGGCGGTTGAAGGCCAGGAGAAGGCCAAGGGCGCCAAGATTGTGATCTGCTTCCAGACCGATGGTGAGGAGAATTCCTCGCACAAGCATACATCTGAGGAGCTTAAGACCCTGATCGAGGAAAAGACCAAGCTGGGTTGGCAGTTCAACTTCATGGGCTGCGGAATCGACGCCTATGCTCAATCGGCTCGGATGGGAATGACCTACGCCCAGACCACATCCTATAGCCCGGATGCAGCATCGACAGATGCTTCCTTCCGTGCCAACGCCATGAATACCTCTCTTTATGCCGCAGGAGCCAGAGACAATACCTCCTATACCAACGTGCAAAGAGCGGCTTCTGGTGATAAGTTCTATCATTACCAGAATGGTCTTGTTGGCAATTTTGGCCTTACCGGGACTCCCGTTAAAGGTCCAATTCCAACACAGGGGCCGCTAGACCTAAATGACGCCAGCAAGCCAAAAGATTCGTCTCTCGACCTCAATGGCTAACCGTGCCTACAATACCAACTTCGGGACCTCGGTGAGCAACGCGCTTGCCGAGGCCCGGCTTACCCAATCCGAGGTAGCAACCAGTGCCAGAATCTCGCAACCGTACTTCAATCAAATGCTTACAGGACTTAAAAAGCCATCTCCCGAGTGGGTGGACATTATCGCCTCAACGCTCAACTTTTCCAAGGAAAAGCGCCGAGAACTCCATGTCGCGGCGGCCAAGGATTATGGATTCAAGCTATGACTAAACGCATTATGTTTATCCTATTGATTGTTATCTTGTCTTATACGATTGGGCCAATTCTGATTGGCCTTATAGGTGCAATAATTGCTACAATAGGTTCGTGTCAGGTGGATGAGGGTAGCGTTCACCCATGTATTCTGTTGGGTATGAACTTAGGCGGTTTGCTATACAGGGTGGGATTAATGCCATGGCTGGCGCTCATAACGATTCCTACCGGCGAAATAGCACTCGGGGTATGGGGCATCATGGCTAGCCTTATTTGGATTGTAACATGGAAGAAAAAGCAAACAAACTAGAACGCATCATCCGCCCGATTGTCGAAGGCCAGATTCGCGGGTTCCTCAAGGAACATCCGGTGATCGTGAACGCAGTTGACTGGTATAAGCCGCGCCGGGACAAGGCGACGACCTTTACCAATTCACTAGCCAAACGTATTGTTCGGGACCTGACGTGTGGAACGCAAGCTGCACGTCTGAGAGCGGCGCTCTTGGAATGTAGTGCTGAGGCGCCGTCTAAGTCGCCCCTGGAATTCCTGGCTGGCGGCGACGGGAGGCTTGGCACGTCACTTGAACCTCCTGGCGGGGTGTCTGGTAACGCGACTGGACACCCCACTAATCCAAGACTTGGCGGCTACACCGCTCAAGAATACGCTGCGAAAGCTTTCCCAAAAGATCAATGGCCAAAGCTTTTTCAATCCGCTCACCCTCTACAGGCGATCACTGATGGGTAGGCCAGCATTCTATTGTTGCAAAACTCTCCTGGGAGGCACCCCGGACGTGAATCGCCTCACGATCCTACAGACCTGTGGTTCGATACCCTGGACGAAGATTCCAGAACCCCGGTTGCACTCCTCTGGTACAACGTAGCTAGGACACTGAGCTTCCTCAGACTCGATCTGAAGGAACTATCTCCTTGAGTCCGTGGAGGTTTTGTAGTATTTTGATCTCTGCTTGAAGCTCCTCAATTTCATCCACAGCAAGACGTAGCCAAAAGCAGGTAGGACACAAAAATCGCTCCGCACACCCCACCTGCCCACAAGGAACCCTCTCCCTCAACTTCTTCACTACATCCATGCCTACATTCATCTTTCACCCAATTTTCTTTGTAGATTTTTTAGCCCGGTAGGCTCTCATATAGACCCGCTGGTAAGCTGTCTTGTCAAAGGTCTTGAGAACCGGCTTAACGATGACAGGTCCCTCAGTGGCCTCCCTTACCCTATTGTCCACGATTCTGGCCTTTAGCTCCTCACAGGCTTCTAGAACCAGGGGGTGTCTAGGAAACGTCCGAAGGAGCCTGTCTACAATCTGCATCGCTTCAGTGTTAGATTTCATACTCTAACAGTTAGACTGCGTTAGAGTCCTTGTCAATCTGCTTTTCTATATTTTTTTGACCGTAAGCCTGGATACACAGGGTAAAAATCGTCAGCACCATCGCGCAAATCCGCTCCTACGCGTCTAGTACGGCTCCCCTTTAGGGTACAAAGCATGAACGTTCTCGATCTGTACTCGATTCGTTCCTAGCTGCTTAGCTAGAATATAGCTCGGACTTGTCAATGACTTAGCTTAAGTAAGCTAACCAATGTGATGTTGAGCTTGGCAATGGTGGCTACTCAAGACTAGGGCGCGCAAGGACAAACAGCCTATTCTGACTCTATCGAGTCAGCCGATATTAAACCCGATAATCCAAGAGCCAAGGCGTAAGCCTTGACCCAATCCTCGTCCAAGTAGGACGATTGATCCATAGATTCCAGCAGCTTGAATAAGCTGCGGTAGTCGATGTATTGCACCGGCTTATAATCCATCGGTAGACCTTGAAACGATTGGATAACGCTGCTTGAACTCCATGACTATGGAGTTGACTCGACGTTGGGTTTGGCGGTGGCAGTTGATGATGGCGCGCTCGTATTCAGTGAGCGGCCCTGGCGGATATGGAATCGGCTGCATCCATGATGGCAGGTCTGGATACTCAAACGCCATGCGCGCGATCTCCTATCTTCCAACCCTCTTTCCCCTTGCCAGAACAAACCACGAAAACCGCTGCGGCACAAGGAAAACCTTAAGGAAAGGATCACTCTATCAATCTACGTCTATCTTAAAGAAAGACCCTACGCTTCGCTCACTTTGTGAGGTCTTTCTTTAAGACAGACTTCGATGCCAACACCGGAGAAACCCAATGACCGCAATCAAGTCCGACGATCTTGCCAAGCTCGCTACGCTGCTCTCGAAGCTCGTTGCGAATACAGCGCCGAAGGCTGCGAAGCAGCCGGTGAAAGCCACGCCGCAATTCAAGCGTTCCATCGACGGTGGCTTGACCGAACGCCAAATCAAGAACGATAGCGCCGTTATTCGAGCTTTCAAGAAGCTCGGATTGACTGTGAAGCCGCGAATTGACGTGATGACCTACAACATGTGGCTCAAGCAGGGACGCAAGGTTCGTCCCGGTCAAAAGGCGAAAGCCTTTGTAAAGGGCGTAGGATCGCTGTTCACAGTCGATCAGACCGATACCTACAGTGTGCCGAAAAGCGAACTGGCGGCGCTCGCTGCGTCTGTGGCACACATTCCGGCGAACAACGTCGCTCTTGATGCCGAATACGGTCCTGTTGCGTAAATACCACACCGAACGTCCTTTCCTGCCTCTCTCTTGTGAGAGGCAGGATAAGGACACACCCACGGAGAACTGCGATGGTCGTGAATAAGCGCAATCACAAGCCAACGTCGAATGACGTGTATATCGGCCGCCCAAGCAAATGGGGCAATCCGTTCGTGATCGGCAAGGATGGCTCGCGTGATGACGTGATTCGCAAGTATGCGAGCTATTTAGCTGGTCAGCCCAAGTTGCTGGCCGCAATTCCAGAATTGAAGGGCAAAACGCTCGTTTGCTTCTGCAAGCCCTTGGCTTGCCACGGCGACGTTTTAGCCGCGCTATGTGAGGCAATCCCATGAGTGAACTCGCATCAGCCATAGCTGGCTACGTTGCTGGTGGCGCCGTCACTTTCGTCGCCATCAGCATCATCATCCTTTGGATGATGTTTTGCTAGTGAAATCAGCGGCTTCGCCCGCAATTCACAGGAGAAAATCATGGATGCGGTTGAATTAACTGCTGATCCAGATCGTGTTGCCAATACGATGGATACCGGCATCTACGTTCGCGCTAAAAGCGTCGCTGGCGTATGGGCTAGCTTCGACATTGCCGAACTCGATGCCCCAAGCCTCTTGGCTTGGTTGCGATCTCGCGGCGGCGAGAATCCGTGGGCGGAAAACTGCGTCGCCACGCTTCTCGGCCATGACAACCCTATAGCCTAAAACACCGCCAAACCCCTCCTATTCTTGTTCTGTTCTCTTCGAGAACAAGAATAGGAGGAAGCTGTAGTAGTGCCCTCTCAACACGGAGAAAAACGACCATGAGCCACGAAGATATTATCGAGTTGATGATCGAAGAACTCGAACCAATGTACGACGCTCTTGAGAACTGTCGTCGCGTCGATGCGTTGATTGAGTACGACGAGGAAATGATTATCCTCGAATATGCCATAAATCCACCGGATATGTATGCTGAACCCGATGTGGATGAGGAAAATCCTTGGGTTGGGCGCTATATCCCAAGTCGTAGACAAATCGAATTGGAGCGCGAAGCTGATCGCATCCTAGGCTTGAAGAAAGCCGCGTAATTCATCGGGGGAGAGCAAGTAGGCTGCTGCGGAATAACGCGTATTCGTATGCACCCCAGTTGTCCGATGCCCCCACCTATACCATAAATCACGGAGAAAATCATGAGCGCGAGAACTGCCGCAAGGCGTCGTAGGCAAGCTGTCGGAGGCTATCGCCACCTTGCCAAGATTGGTCGCGGTAACAATAACCGGCCGATTTACCACAAGAAAAGCGAGTCCAAACTGACGCAGCACGAGCAAAGGCTGCGCGAGCGCCAGAAGGCCATGCAGATGCGTATGGCATTCCGTAAGAAGCGATAAACATCAAACCGCTGGCTAAATATAAGCTGGCAGGAGGGATTGCATGAGAAACTATGTTCTCGAAGCTATCCGTGGATTTCTGCGTGATCCGCCGGATGGTGATTATCAGCGTGGTTATTTAGCTGCGCTGGTTACGGTTTACATCGAATCGGAAGATGTTGCTGCCATCCCGCCGGAAGTGCAGCAGGCCCAAGATTTGCTTGGGCTACCAGCATATTGGACCGATGCCGACCCAATGTAAATCAATTCACCGCACCCGTCGGCGGCTCGCCTATGTCTGTGGGCGAGTCGCCTAATGGAGGGATTAATGGCAACAGCCAAAGAAATAGTTGCGGTAGCAACATCAGATGCAAGTTTTGATGGTCGAACCTACAGCGCCTTATCGCGAATGGACAGAGAGCGTTATTGTGCGCGAGCTAGGCTCGGACTCGAAATCATCGACACAATGCGCGCCAAAAGCGGCTTAGTTAACAGCGCCAGTGGGCGGTTCTCCAATATCAAAATCGCTGTCAGCGATTCGCTCCATCTGCTCCTGAGCTATCGTTTTAGGCTCAGGCGCTTCAATGCCAAATGCTTTAGCAAGAGCTAACGCTACATCAGCGCCAGCCTCTTGCCCTACTCGTTCGAGAATATCAGAGATATTCTCCATTTGCTCGATTTCACTTGGTTCATTAACAATGCGATCTTTCAATAATCCAACTAATTTAGCTTGGGCAGTTGCAGCATTAACAATGCTGTCAGGCTTGCCATCGCTCTTGGCTATATCGAGCGCGTATTGGTAATCGCTGAGAATCTTCTCGATGGTAATATCGGATTTCTTCTGCATGGCGACGCGAATCTCCTCGATTCTCTTGGGCACCTCAGGATATAGATTCAATAGCTGCCAGCCCATAGTCTTGGCTACATTCGGACGCAACCGTGTGCCATCTGGATCGTACACAGCCTCATAGGCTTGGCGCCGATTGCCAGTCTTGATGAACTCATAACAGAAACGCTCGTGGCGTATGTTGCGCAAACGGGGCATCTTGTTGATACAATAGCACAAACAACGGAGAGATCAATGAGTGAAACTAAAGTTAAGTGGAAACGCATTTCTAACTGCCTGCAAGCTGATGGTGATGGTTTTACCATCAGTTACAAGGAGGACGATGAAAACTCTGAGTTCGGTAAGATCGCTACGCAGCTTGGTGTTAAAAACCCATTCCGTGGCGATACGCCTCAAGAAACCGCGCTCATCAAGGATGGCAACTATTACATCCTCAACGGCGATTGGCGCAAGGAATACGAGCCTTTAATCCCTCAAGGATTTGAGGCTTGTAAGGCGCTCTTTGATGAGAATCAGCACGCCAGATCGTCCTGGTCCAACTAGATTCCTAAAGCCGCTGGAAAACTGATCTTGTCTGTCCGTCCTCTTCGAGGACAGACAAGATCAAGAGCCTCGACAACCCCCACCACAACGCGGAGCAGGACCATGACGGAAATCCAACAGTTGATCGCCGCCCTCTCTCAGATGGGCATTGGCAAGCCTCAGAAGGCCAAGAGTGGCCGCAAAGTGAAGGCCAAGGGTCGCGGTCGCCAGAAGCTCACCGACGCCGAGAAGGCCGTCTTTATGGCAAAGAACGATGCTGCCTGCGTCGAGACTTTCACAGCAGCGGGCTATAAGGACGTGAGGCCGCGAGAAACCGTTTTAACTTACGATAAATGGGTTCTCCAGGGCCGTTTGGTCAAAAAGGGTGAAAAGTCCTTACGGGTTGGACCTTTTAACCTCTTCCACATCGACCAAACCTCGGCTATCCCGCCAAGCGCTGCTGCGGCTTCGGCGCCAACCACCGAGACTGTGCAGTAATTATACCGCACTGTAGCGACAATGCCCAGGAGATTAAACCCTCCTGGGCTTTTTATTAGTTAATTTAACCACGGAGAACTGCAATGGGACTATTTATGCACGATGACGGAAGGCCATCGCCATTCCGTCGCGATATTGAGCGCCTCGTGAATAATGGCGCTATCTTCACTGGTCTTAGTGAGGACGAAAAGCAGCAAGCGATTGTGGAAATCGACAGGCTGCTGGCGCGCGAGATCACCATCGGAATCGCAACCTGGGGCGATTGGTGGACCTCGAAAGCGGAAGCTGACCGTAAACTGGCGCTAATGGCTATCAAAAGCGAGGCTATAAAAGCTTTCGATGAGCTTGGCTACAAGCACTAAGGGGGCATCATGCGCAGAATACGCAGGGGTCTTAAGCGCCTATGGCGTATGAGTGATCCCTATTATGCAGCTAAGGATGATGGGTTGGTGGGATGGGCACCAGAAAGACGCTTAACTCCCGCCGAAGCTCATTCAATGGCACAGCGGACCGTTGAGTACCCAGACGAATTCAATCGGCCCCATTATCAGAACGACCCATCATACGATTGGGTTGCTGAGACGAGACGAGCGAAAATGGAGAAAGCAAATGGCAAAACTGCTTAGTACACCGTATCCAGGTGATTGGGATTGGCATGAAGGCGACGACTTTAACGCCTATCATGAGAAAACCACCAAGATGCTCGACGCTATCGAGCAGAAAATCTATTTCCCGGTGGGCGATGGTAAAGCAATTTACGCTGTTGTGAGTGTTTCGCCGCCGGTTCTGCAATGGGTCCCATTCGGTGACAAGTATCAGATTGATTATGCTCACATTCGCGGGCTGCGCGCAAGAGACATTCAGGAAGTGCTCGACCGAGATAGATATTACCGAGAATCCGCATTGGAAAGGCGGCGAAGCTAAATAATGCCGCTCCACCATCCCCTTCTTCTTCCTTCTCTTCGAGAAGAAGAAGGGGATGTAGTGCCCCGCTTCGCTCCCCGCATTTTGGAGTGACCGGATGCCAAAGAAAATTACCGACAAGAGCCACAGTGTAAGGGCGACAGAATTTCTCACCGCAGATGAAATCAAAAAGGCGATCAAGCTATACAGAATCGCCAACGGCTCATTTCATCAGCGCTGCATGGACGAAATTATAAAGCCTGTGATTACGAGGATCAACAAGGCTTTAGGACAAGAAAGCGATCCTCGTTGGCTCGCCTATGCAGTCGAGTTCTTCTGCATGAAGGGCGGCAATAAAATCAACACGGAGAAAGACCATGAGAAATAATGAGCCTCGTTACGATCCCAATGACTTCGATCAGCAAGTCGCTGAGGCAGTCTCGCGAACTCTGCAAAAGGCACACATAGATTTTATCGCCCAAACGGGCAACCGCTCCAAAGCACGAGCGATGCAGATGGTAAGCACCGGATGCGTTGCTGCAATCCAAGCCTTGGCGCTGATCTGTGGCGGCTGCTCTGATTGCGATGAAACTGGGCATCACAATGATCGTAATCCCACTCCGGATCAGATGGTGGAGGTCGGCCGCAGACACATGAATCCCACATCGTTACTGTTTGCAGCCATTCTGGTCAACAAGATTTGCCCCGAAGGACCAGACGCGAACGGTGCTGTTGCCTGTGAAATCAGCCCCACAGTGATTGCTGATGCGCTCGATACCACCGAGCGGCTTATCGGTAAGCGTCCTGACGAATTTCTCGACCCGAATATGTGCAAGCAGGTTCGGGAGTGTATCGAGGAGGGCGGTGTTCCCCTTGCGAAGCTGTTGGAGTCTCGCAAGGCGAGTCCGTCGAAAACCCTGAACTAAGAGTTTTTGGCCTGCTACGGCGTCAGCCCCCCCCAACCCCGACGCCGTAGTGGGGCGAAAATGCCAGAGTTCACAAACACGGAGAAAGTTAATGGCTGAACCGAAAGTTAACTGGGACAAGCTGGATGTTGGTATTCAGCACGAAGGCCGCGCTATTACGCTGCCCGGTGATCCCGGCAATATGCCGCTTGAGAAAGCGGTGGAGGCTCTCCAGCGCAAGATCGCTGACGAGAATCAAGCGTTCCAGATTCACGAAATCATCGAGGGTTATCCATTGGATGCTGCGGTGGCTTTCGTGAAGGCTATGGCCAAACTCTATGGCTGGGCGTCGCCGGTTGCTACGCCAAGCTTCTTTGGTCCTCGGCCGCCACAGATGATTTCGGTCAAGACCGGGCCGAATGACGAGGATGTGATCCAGTGCCCTCTCGGTGGCTTTAGGATTCCCGGCGTCGATCAGATGATTCATACTCTGATTGATCGGGGACCAAAAGGCAAGCTGATCTTCATCGTCCGCGCTGAGATCAAAAAGAAAGATCGCCATATCCTACTTGAACTCGCCAACGAAGCTCGGCGTTTCGTTCGTGAGGAAAGCATCTACAAGGGTAAGGCGATTCGGCTGAGTGTCGATGACTGTGGCGATATTGACTTCGGCAACCCGCCGAGCTTCTTGGCTGGACTGGAGGATACCACGGAAGCCTCGCTGATCTTCGATGCTGAGATTCAGGCTCAGATCGACACCAGCGTACTGGTTCCGCTCAAGTATCCCGAAGAGTGCAGAAAGAACAAGGTGCCGTTTAAGCGCGGTATCTTGCTCGAAGGCCCCTATGGCACCGGCAAATCGTTGACGGCCCGCATGGTAGCCAATGTGGCACAGCAGAACGGTGTGACGTTTGTGCTGCTCGATAAGGTCCAGGGCCTTCAGGCTGGACTGGAGTTCGCGATTCAATACTCCCCGGCGGTCGTGTTTGCCGAGGATATCGACCGGGTGGCCTCCGAGCGTAACGAAGCGACCAACGATCTCATCAATATCATTGATGGTGTCGTGAGCAAGACCGCCAAGGTCATGACGATCCTGACGACCAATTTCGTAGAAAAGCTCAATCCGGTAATTCTGCGGCCCGGTCGTTTGGATGCAGTGATTTCACTGCGAGCGCCGACACAAGACGCCGTGGAGAAACTGCTGCGAATGTATGCCGGTAAGTTGTTGGTGTCCGATACCGATATAAAGGCGGCCTCCAAGGAACTCGCCGGTCAAATTCCTGCCTCAATTCGCGAATGTGTTGAGCGGGCAAAGTTGGGCATGATTGGACGTGAGGACACGAAATTGTCCGATAGCGATCTGGTCACAGCGGCCAAGACGATGAAGAATCATTTGGCCCTGCTCAATAAGGATAACAAGAAGCAGAGCAATGCCGAGAAACTTGCTGAGAGCCTCCATGCGGTTGTCAGCAATGATCACGGCAACGACGAGAAGCTTGATGGAATCGAAGGACTGATTCGCCAGAATGCATCGCTATGCGATGATATGGACGATGACGTGAAGCGGATCAAGCGCAGCGTTTGCTAACTGCTCCGTGTGGCACTGAGTTCCTGGTCGTTCTCAGTGCCGTCCCTAGCGCCCTGATCCATTCGGGATTGGGGCGCGTTAGGGGCTTAAATCTTGGAGACACTGATGCATATTATTGACGAGAAGATTGTCGTCAATGCGAAAAAGTCGGTGATTTTGCATATCACCGATGGCGACATATCAAAGGCCAAGAAAAAGAAACCTGACTCCTGCGCCGCCGCGATAGCTTGTCGGCGCCAAATGCATGTTGCTGAGGCGCGGGTTCATCTTGGACGAACCTACCTACGTAACAACGGTAAGTGGGTGCGCTATCTTACTTCGGATGCGCTCCGCAGTGAACTGATTGCCTTCGATAAAGGTGGCAAATTTGAACCGGGAGATTATCCCATCTATCGGATTCAGCCATCCAAAGCGACAGGCAAGCAGCAAGGAAGCCGAAAATACAAGAAACGCTCGCATATTTACCATCGGGTTATCGGAGTTCGTCCCTCTAGCATGGTGGCTTAACTTATTGCCCGGCGCCAATGCCGGGCGTTTGATAATTTTCAGGGGAGCCGCATGAAATTAGATACCCTCAATGGAATCTTTGAACACGGGCGCGATTCAGCCAAGGAAATGTTCAACGCTCAAGGTTACGTGGCGCCGATGTGGATCGCGATAGCCAAGGATGGCACTGTCTTACCTATTGTAGCACAGATGCCGGATGAGAAGGATGATTTGATCGAAGCAATCAAAATAATCTTTGAGAATAAGCAGATTGTACGCTATGTTTCGATCTTGGAGGCGTGGATGGTTAAAGCTCCAGAGATTCCGCAGAGCCACAAGCTTGGTGCCTCATTATCATCGCATCCTGACCGCGAGGAAGTGATATTCATCACAGCCGAGGATAAAAAAACCTCCAGAACTGGAGTATATCACATTCTTCGCCCTGAACACGGTAAACCGAAGCTATCGGAATTCAGGGATTATTCCGATGGCGAAAGCGAAGGAAGATTCAGTAACCTATTAACACGGGGTTAATCGGGAGAAATGCGATGCTTTTGGAGATTGCAATGTGGACGCTAATCACGGTGACGAATGGCGGCAAAGTCAATGAGTCTCAGCACGCCACCAAGGAGTCCTGCGAACAAGCACGGAGCATCGCCTTAACCGGCATGACCGTTGAGGAAAACAAGGCCGCCGATCAAGTCTATGCGGACTACCTCAAAAAATACGAAGAGGATCATCCATGGCGCGACCCGAAAGATGACAACGAGCGCCAGATTCTTAAGAGTGGCGGCAGCGGCTCGGTAAGTTGGGGCGGCCCATATCAGCTTTCTTACGATAGCGCGACCGGGAAGGTCCGAGAATACCCCAGCGGCGGAATGTCAATGTCGTACAACTCCAACGAAGGAGAGACAGTCGATTACGTCCGAGGGGGTTGGGTACGCAAGAGCCGCACCGATATAAAGTCCGCGAAATGCGTGCCACCAGCATCTGGCGGATAACAGGACGATAACAGCCATGACGCGCTATATCGTGGAGGTTTGGGAAACTCGCGCTTATTGGGTTCCGGTTGACGCACTGAACGAGGATGAGGCGCAGGAAATCGCTACGGAAATTTATGCTGAGAAGTCGACGCGGGATGAATTTGTCAGCGTTGAGTATCGCGAAATCACAAAGGCCGACTAACCGCCGAACAGACTGGAACTTAAAATGACCGAGATATATTCGCGCTATTGGTACAGCCCTTACCAATCAAGGCGCGTTCGCTTCCGTGTGTGGCCCGGCGAAAGCCAATGGACGGAAATCCGCATGTGCTTTGCGCGCTGCGAGGTTTAGCCGGTTAACCGTCCAATGCAGGAGGAATTACGATGATCGACTCGACAAAGATTGAGGTTCTGAGCAAAGAGGTCAGGCAATGCGCCGTCGAGCTTGAGGAGGCCGCCAAGATATTGAAGCCCTACGGTCTGCCATCGCTTGCCAGCATCTATCAGAAGGCTGCGGAACGCGCCCGCCAAACGCTAGAAACCGTGCGTTAATCAGTAGGGAGAGGAAACATGGGTGTTTGGAGCTTGATCTATGGTTCAACCAACCGCTGGGTGCTTACCCCGGATGCCGCAACGACGCCAGCAATCATTATTTTGCACTGGCGGGTTATTCAGTAGATAGCAGGAAAACCATGAGCAAAGACGAATGGATTAGGTTTACAGTCCGAACGCTCGATGCGGTTCGCCTTATGATGAAAAGTCGAGACCGGATGCCACATGAGGAAGCAATCTACACTGCCGTTCGGCAATGCATTGAGGAATGCCCCCCGACCGGAAAAATGGCGCTATAATATGGACAAATATCAGCTTGCCGTCCTAGCCGATGACTACGAAACCAAGCGCCTGATCTTCGAGGCCCATTCCCTGGCCAACACGCCGAGCGACCCTGATGAACGCCGTAAGGGAATGATCTCCTACCACATAGCAGAGGCCGAAATGATCGAGGCCGCCACTCGTCTCTGGCAGGCGAAATATGGACTCACGGTTAATCCCTGAACAGCAGGCAGAATCATGAGCGATGATATTAAGCCCTATGAATCCGACGCCGAAGTTGACGCCGATATGATCGACGGCCTTAATCGTGTAATCGACCGGCAGGACGCCAAGATCGAATCCGACGCGAAAGTGATCGCGGTATTGATGGAGACGCTTGAGCAATACGCTTGCCATGGCTTAGAGAAATGTCCCGCCCAAAAGCTCAAGGACGGCTCATGCGTTCATGCCGGCACGGGTCACTGCGGTGACGCGGCGTTTCGCGCTATTGAGCAGACAGCAGGAGAAACCAAATGACGAAAGAACAGGCTGACGAGATTATTCTATTGCTCACGCAAATCAGGAACGAGGTAAACCGCACAGCCAACAACACTCACCAAGGCGGCGGTATGCAGACTTTCTATTTCGACATGCCAAAACGTCATACGATCAGCGGCAGCGACGCCGCCGAAGATGACGACATCTAAGCGATTAGCAGGATGCCGCCAGTTTGGCTCGTATGCATGATCTACGCATTGCTGGCTTTGCCGGCAGTCGTGTTCATATTGATGCTTATGATTGGCGGCTAATGGCCAATAAATGCGCACTGTAGAGGAATGGCGTGGCAAGACCGACGATTCAGCTATCCCAGCAAGGGTACGGCTGAGGGTTTTCACACGCGCCGATGGCCGTTGTGAAAAATGCGACAGCAAGCATCTTAAGACTCCGCAATTCGACCACATCATAGCACTCATCAATGGCGGTGAGAATCGTGAATCAAATCTCCAACTGTTGTGCGATATATGTCATAAGCTAAAGACGGCTGGCGATGTAGCTGAGAAAGCTACCATGTATCGTAAGAGACTGAAGGCGGTAGGAATTAAGAAACGCAAACGGACTATCGGTGGGAGGCGGTTCAATGGGGAGCCGATATTTCCTAAATGGAGGGACTGATGATTAGGCAAGGAACAGTGGTGTATTTGAAACGCAATCTTACCAGAAAACGCCCCAGACCGAAAGCAAAAGTTCTTTATTTGATGAAAGATACTGCGGGGGGTGTATGCTTAGACACGAGGCTTGAAGATTTCCGATATTGGAACGTAGCCGATCTTGAAAGAGCTAAGAGTCAAAAATATGACGATTCCAACCTGGACTAGCTCCAACGAACAATTATTAATTCAGCTATGGGCCGAAGGCATCCCGTCGAGAGAAATCGCCGCCGCATTGGGTCCACAATTTACCAGGAATGCTATTCTTGGCAGAGTTCACCGGATGAGGGGCCAAGGCGTGGAGTTCGCCGTGAGAAAAGACCTGAGACAAGGCCGCCCCAAGGGCAGCCGCAACAAGCGGCCAGTCAACTACTCGCCGCACACGCGATCAACCGCTAAGCTGGCGCCCACCCCTATTGTGGAATCGCCTATTGCTATTCCGCTATTTGAGGGGGTGTCGATTCTGGATGCCAGCCTTGGCCACTGCCGCGCCATTATTGGTCGTGACGATAGCCAGCATCGGTTGGTGATCTTCTGTGGGGCGCCGACAGTAGGTAAGACCTCATTCTGTCAGGGACACTTTGAGCGATTCTATCAACGGAGAATCTAATGCGCACCGAGTATGAGATGACCGACAAACAGCTATCAACGCTGCTTGATGCCTGTAAGCCCGCAATGTTCCTGAGCGGCGGGACGCCCATGTTTGACTCGCCCCAAGAGAACGCCAACCGGGCGTGGGCTAAGCTTGGTGATGAACTTGGCTTTGACTCCACTACAGTTGAACCTATCCCCGGCAAGCACCATAGATTCTTTACGGCCAACCCCAAATGACAGAACCCCCCAAGATACCCCTCAGCGCCATTGTAAAGGCCGTGGGTGAGCATTTCGGGGTGGGGGCTAAGGACCTATTGGGAGAGTCACGACATGCCTCAGTGATTATGCCAAGGCATATAATCTACTATCTGGCGATTCGGTTGATAGCTCATAAAAGCACCACAGGAATCAGTAGAGAGCTTGGCAGGGATCATTCTACGCTTATTCATGGTCGAGATAAGGTTGCTAAGATGCGCCGCGAGATTCCTGAGTTGGGCGCTGTCATAGATCAACTAGAGGCGAAGCTACGCAGCGGAACATATGTTGATAGCCGCACCAAGATTGTGGAGCTATCCCGCTCTTACATTGAGTCGCAATCAATCCCTAGCGACCCAGAGTGACTATAACACAATCAGTAGCGGCTTGCTGAACAATCAAATCTGTGTCTAAATAGAAGGAGGTCGCCTCTATAAAAGGCGACCTCCTGGAAAGGCGCTTCGCGTCTCCAGGCCATAACTGCTGAGACAGTCATGACCAACTCACCAATACCAATCATTCAAGACAAAATCAAGTCAGCGGGCAAAATATGCCTGTGGACCTAAGGCATTCGATCAGTCGTCGGCGGTTAGAAACGCCGGGGCGACTGATAACAATGCGCTACCGGGGGGCCTGACGCAGCGCGGCCCCGGTCCGAAAGGCGCGATGGGGCAGTCAGCAGAGCGGGGAATTGCTCTGAAAAGTTGGTGCCAAGCCAATCGCCGTCCCCGGTAGATTGGCGTCCGTAAGTGGGTCTGACGCTCGAAGGTCAGGTTCCCCGGACTAGGAACAGCCTCATTTAGTTGGGGCTGGTCGTCCTATGTCCGGTCATGGGCCATAACAACTCAAGGTCAGGTGGTGGAGATTAAGATGAAAGTAGGAAGCGACAGAACCGTTCCTGAAAGTCCATGCACAGCCTGTGGTCACAAACTGGACGGCGCCACCTGCGTGGGAGACGATAAAATGCCCAAGCCCGGAGATATTTCCGTTTGTATCCGCTGTGGCCACCTGATGGCCTTTGGCGATGACCTGATGCTACGGAACCTGACTAACGAGGAAATGCATGATGTTGCTGGTGATCCATACATTATTGCTATCCAGAAGGCTCGCGCCCAACTCGATAAGCGAGGCTAGTGATGGGCTATAAAACCACACGCAGCCAAATCGAACATGCAGCTACCACCGCCAAGCTAGATTCCTTTGACCAATTCTGGCTCGCTTATCCAAAACGCAAAGGCGCAAACCCGAAAGCTCAAGCGAAAAAAAAGTTCACCAAGCTAGTGGATTCCGGGGAAGATGCGGATAAGATTATCGCTGGCGCCAAAGCATACGCCGCTCAGGAGTCAGACAAAATCAACACCCCCTTCATTGCCCACGCTCTTACTTGGCTCAATGGACGCCGCTGGGAGGACTATGAGCCAGAACAACCCACCACAAACGGCCAGGGAAGGCCGCCAGCGAGCGTTTTTGTGGAGGTCGATACAGACCAGTGGAAAGCCTGGAAGGCCCACAAGAAGGTTCAGGGCAAAGGAATGCCGGAAACCAACTTCGACGGCAAAGGACGCATCCTGCGCGGCTGGTGGTTTGAGACAGAATGGCCTCCATCCCTAAGTAGCAATGCGGAGTAATTCTAATGGCCGACATGAGTAAAGTAGAGATGATTGTGTCTATGGTGGCCGAGAAAGAGAATGTTATCGAGCATACGATCATGTCGGATAGGCGTAATGCAAGTATAGTTCATGCAAGATACGTTGCGTTCTACTTGATATATACTTTAACCAACTTTTCTATGCCTGCAATAGGGCGAATGTTCGACAAGGATCATACAACTATACTTCATGGTATTAGGAGAATAGAGGCGGAGCGCAGGTCAAGCCCGGTATTCGATTCCACGATTAGGCACTACCACTCGATTCTCGGTCATAATCATCACCTGCACAACCCAGATCAGAATGTGAAATTGCCTCGGAAAAAAATAACCAAAATACCCATTGCGCCTCTTGAATCGACCAATTAGTTCCATTACTGTTGCTGTAAACAAGGAGAAAACAATGGTATTTAGGGTAGGCCAGAAAGTCGTTTGTATAGATGCTGACGGTGCCCCCAGGCTTAGCCTTGGTGCGATCTATACGATTAAAGATATTGATGGCCCCCGTTTGTTTTCCTGGCGGGGTAGAATTTACGAAAATGTTGGAATCTATCTAGAGGAAGCGATTTGTGAGGATGGCCATAAAGGGTTTGCGCCATTCCGCTTCCGTCCCGTAGTCGAAACCAAAACCGACATATCCATCTTCCAGAAGATGCTCACACCTAAGAAGGAGAAATCGAATGTTGTTTGATCCGAAGTGGGAGAAACTGGCCCCGGAAGAATTGCTTAAGATCGAGAACCTGATTGCGTGGTTGGAAACCAAGGACCCTACAGTAGCATACAGCTATATGGAGCCAACGTCGTGCTTGCTAGCACAGTATATTCGGGCGAGTGGATATCCCGATGCGCACTGCGGAGGATATTGGCTTGGTTTATCTACAGGGAGTGCCGATATTCTCATTCCAGAGGGACTTAAAGATATTGCATGGGAATGGCCGCGTACCTTTGGTGCCGCACTCAAGCGAGCGAAAGCATGGATTCGCTAGAAGAATGGGATCGCAACATAGCGCCGCTGCTGTTCAGCATATCGGCCGATCTATTCTGGATGGGCACTAAGGCTGACGATGTACTGCGGCGCGTCAAGCAACTGCTGCGTCGTCCTGAATGGGAATCTACAGCGCAAGCGGAGCTAGACAAGAGAATCGCTGAAACGCAGCAAATACTCGATCTGTTAAAGGAGGCTAGAAAAGCCTACGAGGAAAAGGAGACTTTCAAATGACAAGTCCAGCTATGGAGAAGTGGACCGCTGGGTGGCGACCGTCCACTTGGCCCCCTGAGATGATCGCCGCTGTGGAGGCGGAGCTAAAGCTCGATCCGAACCGCAGTGATTTATTGATTGCCAAGATCACCGATACATCGAAAGCCAGCGTGCTGAGAATACGCAATGCGATGGTAGCTGAAGGGGTGATTCCGCGTACTGACCCAAGACAGCGATTTGGTACGATTGATGATCGGCTTTGCACGGTAAAATATCACTTCAAGAAGCGCGCGAAAGTTGTGCAAGATAAAGATGGAAGAAGGGTTCATCCCTTGGGAATCAGCGACAGCCGAGCGATCAAAGTACCTGAAGGTAAGTTACTGTCGGATGTTTGCCGCGAAGGTGTTAGGATGGAGAACGAAACTGGATTGCGTCAGGACAAGGTGGCGGCAAAGATTGGGATTGGCAAAGCCAGCTACCGTCGAGGGCGCCTTATCATCATGCTTGCCGATAATCCCAACCTCACTGGTGGGAATAAGGAGGCTGTTCTAGGCGCCCTGAAGATGATGGACGAGCATCGAAGCACTGCCAATGCTTACTCCCTTGTCGAACATCTTGACCACGAAATGTGGGGCAAGAAAAAGCGTGTCCGCCGCGATCCTCGGACGATGAAGAAGCACATTGAGGGTTTTGAGACAACGCTTGCTGTTATCAACGAGGTTTGTTCTCGCGGCGCCGACGCAGAGATACCGTCTTTGACCAAGGCGGAGGTTCTTTCGGCTATGGAGCAACTGGAAGAAGCAATCGCCTCGCTCCGTGAACTCTACATCAAACTAGGCAGGAGAAATGACAATGACAGCTAAGGCATTCGATACCAGAGAGAAGATCGAGTGGATTCAGTGTAAGAATCTCTCGGTGGTTTGGGCACAGGCTCAGCGCACCCTTGACGCCAAGCACGCGCAGCGTATTGCTGACGAGCTTGACCCGGAGATGTTCGGCACGCTCGCGGTTACGCTGCCCAACGGCGATGGCATCTACCACGTCATCGACGGGCATCACCGTAAGGTTGCCATCGAAAGCAAGTTCGGTGGCAATGAGCGAGTGCCGTGTCAGGTGTTTGAGGCAACCGATCCGAAGCGGGCTGCGCAACTGTTCGATGCGATCAACTCGCACCGCAAGAATCTCTCCCCGGTGGAGGTGTTCAAGGTGCGCGTTACGGCTGGCGTTCCCGACGAAGTGGCCGTTAATAAAATCGTAGTTGCTTCTGGCTACGCTGTCAGTACGCACTATGAAAGTGATACGGCAATCTCTTGCGTTACCTCCTTGCTGCGGGTGTACCGTAGCTTTGGTCCGCAAGTGCTAGAGGATACGCTCAAAACGGTTCGCGCCACTTGGGGCGAAGATCGGCACGCTACCTATGGCGCAATTGTCAGTGGCTATGGCGAGTTCCTAGCTGAGTATGGCCGCCACATAGACTGGAAGCGGCTGCGGGAAAGCGTTGGCAAGAAGTACACTCCCGGTAAGCTGATGGCGACAGCCAAGAGTGCTCGCGAGATCACTGGCCACAATCTCTCGACCGCGATCAAGTCGCTGTTGATTACTGCGTACAATAAGAGCGCGGGCAAGAAACTGGAGCGCAAGCCCGGTGAATGACATTGGCCACAACGCACCGCCCGATATGGCGGTAACGGCAGAAGAGGTCGCTAATGACCTCAATGCCTTCCTGGGCGAGCACCCAGTCATAGAAAACGAGGACGATGCAAGAGCCGCTAAACTACTCATGGATAGGGGACGGCTATGCGTTGCCGATTTGGAGGATGAACGTGCGAAGAAAGTCCGTCCCCTTAGGGAGAGTATGGAGAGAATTAACGAACACTACAAGGCGCCAAAAACCATTCTGGAAAGCGTCCTTGGCGGGTTACGTGATCGAGTCACGGCGTACCTTAGAAAGGAGGAAGCGAAGAGAATTGAAGCAGCACGCGAAGCTGCTCGAATCGCTGAAGATGCTCAACGAAGGCTCGATGCGGCCAGACTCCTGGAGCAGGAAGCACTTGGAGCCTCTGATAGTGGAGAACTCGGCGTTGACCTCAAAGCTGCTGTGGTGGCTACAGACAGCGCCGGTCGAGATGCTGCCAAAGCGGCGCGTGAAGCAGCGAGGGCGGAAAGGGAAACGCACGTCAAGATCGGCGGGGGTATCGGCAGGTCGGCGTCGCTCCGCGAAAAAGAAACCTACACGGTAGTTGACGCCGTAGCGGCGCTACATGATATGGGAACGGATGACGATATTGATGCCGCGATCATAAAAAAGGCGCGGTCTTATTATCGACTCCACAAGAAAGCGCCGGAAGGCGTCACCAGAACAACAGAAGAGAGGATATAATGCTTTACAACCAAAAATGGGAACGAAAGTCAGATACAAAGCCAAACGCGCTCTCACTTGCTGGCCTTATCCAGTGGCTCGAATCGCAAGATTCTAGAACCGAGTACACATACTCTAGCCTTAATGACTGTTTGCTTGCACGTTATTTCAGAGCAAGCGGATACCGTTTGGCCTCGGTGGGTATTGGCAACTTCAGTTACTCGTGGTGTTTTCTGCCGCCATCATTCAGCGCTAGGTATCCCCACATTATGGATGATGTTGCCGTTGGGCAACCACGAACTTATGGTGATGCGTTAGCCCGCGCTCGCGCTCGACTGAAACAGGATCAATCATGACCGCACCGATTATGATTACCGTTGCCCAAAAGGACGCTCCTAAACAAGGCGCCAAGACGTTCAAGATTACCGATGATGGCGGCGTTCAGTGGTATATGTGGCTCGATCAATGGGGTCATGTCCAAGCTGGCGATATGCTCCGTGTCGAATCCTATAAGACCAAGCCGTTCCAAGGCAACGATTACCACTACATCGACAAGTATGTGTCAATGAATGGTGGTCAGCCGCAGCCTGCGGCGCCGACGCGCATTACATCGTCAGCGAGGCCGCATAATCCTGCTCCAATGCGACCGCCCGTAGCGCCACCGGCACCTTACGTTCCGCCGCCGCCACAAAACAAGGACAAGCATATCTATGTCTGCGGCGTAGTGAACAATCTGCTGTCAAATCCCAATTTTATTGTCGAGAGCATAACCGATCAGTGGCTCATAGAAATGACACAGATAGCCATGAGGGCTTACGATCAAACACTTGGCCGGAAGATGATAACGACTGGCGCTGATTTTAGGGAGGAAATAGGGGACGAGATACCTTCTTTTGAGAAGGCGCCATTTTAGGACAATAACAACAAGTCAACCGGGAATTGAACGATGAAGATCACCCGCGCAGTTGTTGCCTGTTGGCCTTTCCTATGGAGCGGGATTTCCGCTGGTATGTTTCTACAGGAGAGGGCGTTATTCCCGACTCTTACGCCCGATTATTTGATGCCCATCATGTTCGGTTTTCTTTTCTCAATGATGCTCACAATGGTCATCAGGGTTTTTATTTGGGTTATGTTTGAGCATGGAAAACTCTGAGTAATGGAGAATCTGGTGAGGAATCTCACGGCGCCCAATCTTGAGCTTGAGAAAGCTGAACAGCGAACTCCACCCGGTATGGCGTTTTGGGCTGGCACTGGTCCAGCGTTCATGACGTGCGGTAAGTGCAGTAACTACGGTTACTGGTATGAGAACAGCAAAGGCGATAGACGTAACAGAACTAAAGGATGTGCGCTGTATTGGAAGCAAATGCATAAACATGCAGAGCGCTCGATCCCAGAGAATACCGCCGCCTGTAAATACTTCGAATCCCTCATACAAAAGGATAACAGTAATGCATGACGGCGAGAATCGACCACTAAGCGAAATCTACGCTGAGGCCGGTGAGGATTGGAGTAGTAAAGAGGCTGCTGCTCAGCTTTTGGAGGAAACGAAATCTGCCATCATGGCACAGCGCCAAGCTATGCTACCTGAGATGCCCGTAAACAGGGCAGAGCAGATCGTAAAAGCTTCTCCAGACTGGCATGACCATATCGAGAAGATAGTAGAAGCACGTCGCGTAGCCAACTTAGCCAAGATCGAGTTGGAGGTTATCAGGATGCGATTCAACGAACAGAATAACATCCAAGCAAACGCTCGTTTAGAAATGAAAATGACCTCATGAGCGTTAAATGTCCCTACTGTGGAGGTCCCATGCAAAACTTGGAGGCCGATTACAATCTAACCACACGCCAGAAAGCCATATTCAATGAGGTGATGAAAAGCAGCAGAAACGGAGTATCGCAAGAACAGCTTATGTCTAAGTTCTTCAAGCGTAAATCGGACATAAGCCTACGAACAGCGGTGCATAACATCAACAAGAAGATAGCACCGATCTTTATCGAATCGAGAGACAAGCTATATCGGGTAAGGGAGGGAGGGAGTGCCGCAGAATGATCCCTTTGTACTCCTCACGGCGTACCTTTGGGCGGGTAAAATTAGGCGCGGAGAAATCATTCTAGAGAATCAACAGGAGAAAGCAATGTTAGATAAAACCAAGGCCAAAGATAAGGTTGAGAAGCCTACAAGTACTAATGTGGTTATTGCGCCGCTCAACTTCCAAAGCTCAAAAATAAGAATCGAAGGTGCGTCGCCATATGTGATGAATGCGTTCTCAAGTGGCAATCGCGATAAGATGATAGCAAATCAAGAGGCCGGATCGCGCTCTAAGAAGGGTGCCAAGCGTGAGCCAAAAGACTTCAATGCGATCTATGAAGGTGCCAAGCATTATTCCCGAGAGGGTTGGTTAGGAATCCCGGCATCTGGGTTACGGAGCGCCATGATTTCAGCGTGCAAAGTTGCCGGTTTTCATATGTCCAAAGGCAAGCTTTGCGTGTTTGTCGAGCCTGATGGTTTTGACAAGAACACCGGAGAGCCGCTTGTGAGAATCTATGGTGAGCCGACTCGACGCGACTTGCATGTAAAGCTCGCTAATGGCTCCAGCGATGTTCTCGCGCGACCGTTCTTCGATAAATGGCACGCCGAACCCACCGTAACGTGGGATGCTGATATGTTTTCGGCACAGGATGTTGTGAATCTTCTCGTTCGTGCTGGAAGGCAAGTTGGTATTGGCGCCGGTCGGCACGACAGCAAAATGTCCACCGGAATGGGGTGGGGGTGCTTCACCGTGAAAGCAACCTAATGCCCTCCTTTACACAAAAGGACGCTGCAAACTTGGCCCTTTGGGTTTCTGCTGGAGCTACTATTGTAGCGGTAATTGGGACTTTTATTCTTGTAGGTCCAGGAACCGTTGTCGGCGGAATCGTTGGTGGCCTATTTGGTGGATGCGCATATATGGCTTACGGGAGATATGCATGATTCACCGACGCGGGTTGCTACTCAATCTAGCTGGCGCACTGGCCGCGCCAGCGATTGTACCCTACGCGAATCTGATGCCAGTAAGGGTAATTCCTACCCCAGTAAGGGTAATTCCTACCCCAGTAAGGGTAATTCCTAC